AAGGCAGGGTTTGCAGACCAAACAGTTGTCTCTGAGCGAGGGTCATAAACCTTCTTCCCACGAACTTGGAACGAGAAGTTCGGCATCCCGCTTGGGAATTTGTCCTGGTCATACTCAAGGCGAATATAGATTACAGCACGACCACGCAAACGATGGTTTTCTGTCCACAAAGAATCAGACTCAGAAACCAAATCACTGAAAGCGGTTTGATCGTCAGTGCCAAGTTTTGACTGAATGCGAACCCTGTTGGCGTAAGAGCCAGCAGTTACGTTGCCACTGCCATCAATCGTAACTTCTTCATCGTTTAAGTAGTATTTCTCAATCGCATCAATCTCATGACCAGCAATTGCAACGACAACGTGGAGGTACTTATTGCCTTCTGTGCCCTCCATGTAGACAATGTTTCCACCAACACGAGTGCGACCATAGATGACTTGATGAGGAGATAAAGCTCCTCGGCCAGTAATAGTTGAACCTGAGTTAACCCCACCAGATGAACTCTTGTTCATTGCCTGTGAAACAGCGCCAAGAACAAGAGATGTGGTGAACTGTGTTGCAAAAAATGCTGATGCGCCAGATAGACCAAGCGAGCTAAAAGTTGCACCAGCAACCAAACCTGGAGTTGCAATAAGACCAACGCCAGTAGCGACCAAACCTACAATAATCGCAACTTTTATTGCTTTTGCCATTTATACACTCCATGCGTTTCTGGCAACGCTCATGCTGAAAAGGGTCAATCCGTCTTCAGATACTGCCGCCATTTTAACGCCAACACATATTCCAAGTATGATATTTTCACCGTTCTGGATAGAAACAACATCGCCACGCTTGGCTTGCTTAACGGGCTTTGGGTCGCCCAATTCTATTGTTGCTATGCCTTCTACTCCACCAAACTTTTCAAGCCTTCTAGCGGCCCCTAAAGCGGTTTTGTAGCCCCTATAAGGCTTGCCATGATCTTTCCCAGTCATTGCCTCAACAGCATTGACAGCAAACATACAGCAATCGTTGGCTCCCCACTCAAATGAGCCTACCGATTTCAGAAACTCATTTAGTTTATGTTCCCAGTTTTGATGACGCATCATCCAGGCCCATCTAAAGATGTTGAATTTGATGGTGAATTTATGCTTACAGACGATGGAGGTTTTGGATTAGCCTTGCCCCAGGTGATCTGTTTTTCTTGCAAGGATGCAACAAACTCACAACCTAAGTCACCTGCAAAAGCCCTTTGTTGTTCTTCATTGGTGTAACGGCTCTCTCTCGCCCTTTGAAGGTCAATCAAACGTGACTCATAAGACAAGGTAATGGTTGATGTATCTCCACCCTCTTGAATAGAAGGAACATCAAGTTTTCCTTCAAACATCAAAATTGGGTCATCAATCACAACACCAGACGAGTTTAGAAAGCCCATGTGGACTTTGCCAACAGCACCCTGACGGACATCACCCAAGACCAGAGAAATCATGTCTGAAGGGATGCCAGACATACTGACTGTGATGCCTCTTGCGCTGATCTCAGAGCCTTCAGAGACATTAGAGATCGCACCAAGCGTACCAACGCCAGAGTAGGTGTTTGAGTTCCAGGTCAGATCGCCATAGCCAGACCAGACATAAACTGAACCCGAAGCAAACGAGCCTTCAAACAAGATGATCGGCTGGACTTCTGTTGCAGAGATGGCACTTTGTACGCCAGCAGATATGTCACGACTCATAACGCCTCCACGCAAGCAAAGGTGATGCCGTAAACACTGGCCTCGTCAATCGAGTATTGCATCTCATTGGATGCCAAGCGCCATTGTCCTTTGGGTGACAAAACAGTGATCTGAGCGTTATCAGACGGGCTTGACCGCAAACTAGGCCAGATTGTCAAACTAGCGTTACCAACCGAGTCAGAGTTAACATCATCCAAGACTTTGTGAAGACGAGTAGCAGAGCCAGACCCCAACTGAATCCAGTCACCAGCCTTCAAGATTCCTGTTGTGCTTGTTGTCCAGCCATCGGTAATCAGCGAATCTCCAGTTTGCGAGCCACCATTAACAAGAGGTGTGCCAGTCCCAACACCACGAGGTGAAGTGTTAGCTGGATCGCCAAGAAGAAACGTCCCATATTGCCCATTCATCTTCAACAAGAAAGAAGCGACTTGTTCTGCCTCATCACGCTTCATAGGAGGCAAAGATACTTCAGCCTCCCACGATTGGCCTTGATGCTTGTAAACCTGTTGTGACAAGGTAAACGGTGACTGAGCAACGCCCACAACAGAGCGAGCGCGAATCGTCATTGACCGAATGCCAATGGAAGGGAAAGTTACGGGGTATGAAATCGGCATGATTACCTCATTGCAGCAGCATAACCGCCACCACGCATTTTTGCATCAGCAACAGCAGCTTTAGCAGCACCAGCAATATGAGGCATCAAAGTCATGATCTCAGCACGAACTGTTTGTTGCACTCCAGTTGATACGTTGATATTTTGCACGACAGTAATGCCACCACCTTGCCCCTTTGTGTGGTCAACAACAGTCTCATTAGGATGCAGCATAGCCATGAAGCCACCCTTGCCATCCATACCTCCAGAGCGAGTGCCATCACCAGTGTAGCCACCACCATCAAACGACTGAGCAGCAAGCATTGCTGTTTGCTGACTGCCTGGAGTTGTGCCGTATTGCATTGCGGTAGATAAATTGCCACCAATCAAACCAGCCAGCGGCCCCATGATGCTTTGACGCAATTGGATGCGAATCAAGTCAGCAATGATTGAGTTTGCCATGTCCTTGAAACTCAACTTGCCTGTCTGCACGAAACGCACAAGCGAGTCTTCCATGCCACGCAAAGCACGGGTTGTAGCGTCTTCAGTCAAAGAAGCAAGGTTGCTTACTTCCTCAAAATACTTGCCAACACCAGTGGTGATGCCCTTGAGCAAGTTTGCTTGGTCAGCATTACGTTGAGTTGCTATCTGTCTGACAAGATCAAGTTGCTCTTGATACTTAATGTTTTCAGCAGCAATAGTGTTTGCCTTGCCTTGCTCAGTCAAGTTATCCAAGTTCTTGATCTTGACGATTTCCTCGTTGTACTTCTTGGTCAACTGAAGACGAGTAGTCTCAATCAGTTGTTGCTCGGCAGTACGGTAAATACCATCATTCTTCAAAGCAATTTGCTCAAGAATAATGTCCATGTCCTCACGATACTTCTCAAGGTAGTTCAGAGCCTTGTCGCCAGCATCAACTTGCTTTTCGTTGAGCTTTAGCCTGTCTTGCTCACCCTTGTTTGCTTCTTTTATCAAATCAAGAGTGAAACGCCTACGATACTGAAGTTCTATCTCATCGTCCTTTTGCTGCTGTTTTGTTCTTTCTAACAAATCATACTCAGCCATGTACTTTTTAAGAGAATCGCCACTAGCACCGTTACGCTTAGCAATTACTTCAGCCAAAGCTCTCTCGCCTTGCGTAAGTCTTATTACCTCGTCATTTTGTTTGCGAATAAAGTCAGCAAGTTTTTTCTCAGCAGTCTCTTGCTCTTTTGTCTTTGTTTTAGGAGGAGGAGGTTCTGGGACAAAGAAACGGCGTGAACCAGTGCGTATGTCGGCGTACTGCTGATTCTGCAAGATTGCATTAAGCCTATCTTTGGCTTGTTTTATCTTTGCCTCAGTGTCTTTTATCTCTTTTTCAACATCAATGCCCAAGAAAATCTGAGTATTTTTTGGCTGTGATTTAAGTTTGTCTAAAGAATATCCAAGCCGCAAAATTTCTGCCGTTACTCCAGAAATTTCAGAAGCAGCACTCAACTCCTTGACTTTTGGGAATATCTTGTCGATTCCCTCACTGAAAGAAGTAACCCATTTTGCAATTGAAGTTGATGTACCAGTCAGCTTATCAATTGAGCCGATAGTAATCATTATTGAATTGTTGAGCTGCGTCAACGATCCACCAATTGTTACTGGGATTCCTTTGGCTTGGTCTGCAACTGCTGGCATTCCTTTAAGGAACGCTTCAATAAAGACCTCTGTTGTCAGTTTGCCTTGGTCTGCTAGGTTTTTTAGTGCACCTTGAGTAAGGCCCAAGCCAGATCGTACAGCCCTTAATACTTCAGGAGCTTGTTCATTGACAGATTGAAATTCTTGACCGCGCAAAGCGCCAGAAGCAAAGCCCTGCGCCAACTGAACCATTGCAGCAGCAGCAGATTGACCGCCAGCACCAGATACAAGAAAAGCCTTGCCAATACCATCAGTGAGCGCCAACAACTTCTCTTGAGGAACACCAAGACTTTGAGTTGCTCTAGCAAGAGAAGAATAAAGGTTTGTGGTTTCTGCAAACGATTGCCTGTTATCTTGGGCAATGTTAAATAGCTTTTGCTGTATATCAACAAAGTTTGCAGTGCCACTTGTGACGTTACTCAGCCTTGCGGTAACGCTTGTGAACTCGTCTGTCAGTTGCTTGAACTGAACAGCAATAGCACCAATGGATATGCCAGCAAACGCAGTAGTTAAAGCACGACCAACATTGGCCGCACTTTGACTTGTTTTCTGAGCAGACTTATCGACTGAATCTAGCCGACCAAGAATCGCATTGAAAGCCGCAGCAGTTTGGTCACTGGCAGTTAGATCAAATCTTATTTTCTCATTTGCCATTCTTAGACCTCTCGTGCTGCAACTTAGTCCAGATTTGCCACTCTATGAACTCCTCAAGAGACATTTCCTGTTCAAGTTCTGATACTGTCTTTCCTAATTTTTCGGCAAGGAAAAACTTGAACTGTCTCTCGTTAGAGTTTAGGAGTTTTTTTCCAACTCCGATGGATTCACCATCATGATTTGTGATGCAATTCGAGCCAGCACACCAGCGTCAACTTGAGTCTTCAAAGACATCTTGTCTTCAATGGTGAACAGACTGTCGCCCTTCTCGTCCAAAGCCTTCATGACCAACAACTCAGCAAGCATTTCGCTCTCGTTGCTGTTCCTGGTAGCCATCTGCAACTTACCCTGATCTCTCAAAGTAAATGGCTTGGAATAGATGACGAATGGGCCTTTCTCGTCCCCCCATTCAGGCACTTCAATGCGCTTGATCTGGAGGGAGTTGAAATGATCTTTTGCTCGATCAATCGCTCGCATTAGCTGGCAGTGCTAGTAGCCAAAGCACCAGTGCCCTGGACAGTGATAGAAGCCTCAACCATTCCGTCAAAGGAACCGTTGATTGTCTTGCCAGTCACAATAGCCGAGCCAGAATAGAACGTATCACCAGTAGAAGCGCCTTCTGGATAGAACTTGATGGTGACTTCAGAGCCAACAGTCAAAGCACCTTGACCAGTTGTATCGCTTTCATCCCAGAAAACGTCCACAGAGCCGCTAAACGACTTCAAAGACGATTTGTAGGTGCGCGAAGAATCACCCATAGAGGTGTCTTCAATTGTGTCAGCGGTTTCGCTGATCGAATACGAACGAATTTCAGCCACGGCAGTTGTGCCAACGTGAACTGTACCCTCAGAACCTGCGTGATTAGCCATAATAAGCTCCTTCAAAGATTGTGACATTTTGCCACAGTTGTTTAAACAATTCTACCAAGATCAACGACCCCAACAGCAGGACTAAACACAACAGCGGGGTCTGGAAGATTCTGAAATGTGATTGCACGATATGTCATCTGAGCAATGCCAACTGGCTTATCACCAGAACCATCAATATCAATTTCTGTTCTCTCTAGCAACACTTCAAGTGCTAGACCGTTCAAGTTCTTGTTCAACGCCATTGCTGCTTCAACATTTCCGCAAATAGTGTCAAGAGTTGAATCTAAATTTGCATTCGCCAAAGCAGCGCAATCAATCACAATCTCTATTGATCTTTTTTTGTTTTGGTTGCCAATAGTTGATTGCTCGATTTGCTCAGACTTTACATAGACAGCAAGGCATGGCAGCTTTGCTTCTTCAAGAGGGTAAATTCTTGTTTTGTAAACCCTAGAGCCAGTCGATGCCAAGCCAGTGATTGTCGTGGCAACGGCATCTCTAAGTTCTGTCCTAATGTGGCTCATTGCTTCTCCAGGACAATAAATGTCATCCCTGTACCGTCATCTTGAACCACACGGCTCAAGTAAGTGACTCCAGAGACAACGAACGTATCACCCTCAGTCGCAGATGCAACATCAGATGTTCTGACCACTATTCGGGGTTGCTGCATGGCAAAACCAACCATGCCACCAGCATCAACTTCAGCATAGTCATTGTCGAAAATGCCAGTGATCGTGACAGCCGAGCCACCTTGCACGGTATAAGTTACAGGTTGACCAAAATCAACCAGCATTGCCAAACGATCAGCAGCAGATTCAACAGCCATTACTGCACCTTTTTAGGTCGCCCACGCTTGATAAGCGGAGCATCAGAAACTTCTAAGCCAATTGATGTGTTTGCCAGAACCTTCTCTTGATAAGCAGCACAACGTCCCGCTTTAATCATGAGTTTGGCTTCATGTTCTGGCAACTCAACAACCTGACCAGCGCGAGTATTACCCACGCTAGTCATGGTGCTACGCACAAATTCAACTTTCATCGGAACACCCCCGAGATTTCTCTCGGAGGCTCCCCAATCAGAGGATTTAAGCATTAGGGAGTGATGTCAGCATCGCCCAAGCAGAACGATACGGCGTTACGGACAGCAACGTCAACCGACTGCATTGCAACGATACGGACAGTGCCAGTAGTCGAAGCAGTGTATGGGTCAACCAGGATGTCCAAACCACCCCACATACCGATCAGCAGGTCGGAGAAGTTACCGAAGTAAGCATCGCCGGCAGCAACTTGGTTCGACACAATGGCACGGTAGCCGTTGATCTGACCATCTTGCAGCACGAACTGACCAGAGCCGCTGTCTTTAACAGTGGTCTTCAAAGCACCAGCCATAGATGCATTGATGATGTAGGCCAAGTTACCCAACAGAGCGTTGTCGGTAGCAACTTCAGTCTCCATACCCACAACTTCAGCAAAGGTTGGGTTTGTAGCAGCGAAGTCCTTGGTATTGATGCCGGAGGTGGCACGAATACCAGTAGGCTGACCGTTAGCGCCTGTACCAGCCAGAGCGCCCAAGTCGATAGCCAAAGCCAGAGCTTGAGCCAAGTCGTTGCGGATCAGGCTTTCAACATCAGGCGAACCTTGCATCATCAACTGACGGGTCACATCAGTGAAAGCGCCAACAGTCTTGGGAGCCATAGTGATCGAAGTGATCCCCATTTCGCTCTCAGCAGCAGCAGAGCCTTCAGCGAACCAGCCACCAGCAGAAGCAGAAGACTTCTTAGGAATCTTCACGTTGCCAGACAGACCAGTCAGCATGGTTGCGCCAGCTTGCATCACGCTAGAAGCGTTACGCAGGACATCAACAAATGCGTCAGGACGGAAGTTTTGACCAACCAAGCCAGCATCATCAGAGCTATTCAGATCACGCTTGTCCCATTGACGCAGAACGTCAGCAGGAACCAAGATACCTTGAGCCGATTGACCGAAGGCACGCTGGGCGGCTTCAGAGCACTCGAATTCAAAGGCAGCAGCACGTTGTGCGGCACGATCAGTAGGGTTAGCCAAGGCGTTGATAGCACGCATCAGGCTGAAACGCTTGATTTCAGTCTTGTTCATGCCAACTTCTTGGACGGGTGCGTCAAAAGCACGGCTGTCAACAGCCACTTGTACAGAGTTTTCCATTTTGGTTTCCTTTGGGATTGCAACTTCAGTCTCCACAGAGCGGATTTCTTCAGTCACAGTTTCGGTAATTTGCGGTTCTTCAACCACAGCTTCAGAGATGACTTCTTCAAGGTTTCGGCCCACACCAACAGTGACATCCGCAGGAATAGAAACGATACTTGCCTCCATCGGTCGCCAAGCAACAGCACGATATGTCCGACCGTCTTTGTCCTTTTGCATCTTTGCAATGGAATAGCCAATCGAGACATTACCACGGATGTTGTCAGCAACATCACCGTACACCTCTGAAGCCAATGCGCTCTTACCGAAACGCACTGTCGCTCGCAACTTGCGAGCCGAGCCATCGAGGGACACGGATTCAATCACCCCAATCTGCTTTTCAGGATCGTGATCCAGCAGCAGGGGCGCACGACCAGAGTTCAAGAAACTCAGGTCAATAGACTGTTCAGAGTGGTCAAGCACCTCGGAGCCATAAGAACGCTCCACAGGTGTCTCAGACGAAATAGCCATGCGAACACGGCGATCATCCTCAACCACGGCTTCCATTGCGTCAGAGCGTGTCAGGCGTTGAGCCTCCCGGCGTTCTGCAACAATTTCTTCAGGAATAACGACTTCCTCAGAAATCACTTCCTCAATTTCATCAGTAACGGTAATGGTATTTTCCATCACAGACCTTTCGGATGCTTCTTCAAACAAAATTGGATTGAATTCGTGCGATTTTAACCACTCTTTTGCTTCTGTAACAGAATATTTCTGTTTATCAAAGCGAATGGCTTGCAATTCAGTCGTTCCATCCTTAATGCCATAGATGGCATCAATACCAGAGGCAAACTCATCATTTACCCTACGGAATGAGTCATATTGATCTGGGTCTTTCAAACGGGCGGCGTGTTCATTTGGATATGGGCGAGCATCAGACAGTTCCATCTGTCACCTCCGCAGGAATTGGAGCTTTGTTACCAAACGGCTGGAAAGCCATTGACAGACCGTAACGCTCTGCCATTTCCTTCTCTGCCTGAATCTGGTCAAAGATTTCTTCAACATCACGCCCTTGCTGATTTGCAATGTCTTGCATCGACAACAAACCGTTTTGCAGACCAACCACAGCAGCGTTCATCTCTTTCAGCGGGTCAACCCACTGGAAGCCACGGGCACGGAAAACAGTTGCCTCTGCAAACTTGTCAAACCTGCTTGCAGGAATGTTAATCACAGAGTTTTCCATGATGCTCATCAAGAAAGCACGGTAAACAGGCTCAACAAAGTGCTGAATCAGGAAGTCTTGAACAATCTTCCACTGGTCACGGTCTTCCAATGCGCCTTGACGAATTGACGAGTAACTTACGCCCTCAAGGTCATTTGCCAACGAGGTATAAGAAACACCAAGACCAGAAGCAATGCCACGCAAGATCGCCTTCTCAAAGTCGGCAAACGCAGTAGTTGGATGAGTCGGGTCAAACTGAGTGAAGTTCACACCGTCAGGCAACTGGTGGAAAGTACCGGGTTCGGCTTCCATGATTGGCACTTTATTGTCAGTGTCATCAGGAGTGAATCCATCACCAGTTGGAGAGGTGAAGAAACCCATCTTGGATGCGCCAACACGGGCAGCAACCAATTCAGCCTCACGATAGCCATTCAGCATCTTGAGGTCAGCAATGACAGGAGACATCCAAGGCGCACCTCGGGTCTGCATGGCACGTTCTGGCAAGAATGCGTGAATCATCTTGTCAGCAGGAATGCGGTTGTACGACTTACCCATCCACATGGTTGAGTTGTCGCCAGGGTGCGCTGTAAACAAATGGTAAGCCACAGGACGATTAAACGAATCCAACTCCACACCCATGCGGATACGATTACCGTTTGGCAGTGTGACGTTGTATTCCTCGTCTAGCAAGTCAGACTCGATGAATTCCAGCGCAAACCGGAAGTCATTTGGGTACTTCACCAGACGCACCAAGACCTCGCCATCACGAACAAGGTTTTCAATGAACAGTCGCTGTGCGTCAACCCAAGAAATCTTGCCATCAACAGAGCATTGACCCATGCGGCCCCAACGCTTCCAAGCAACCTCAATCGAGTCATTGCCAAGGTTGTCCATAGCGCCGTTGTCATTTCTGGCTTTTACCTGCAAGGTAACGCCTCGATCACCAACAGTGTTTGCTTTGGCAAGACTGATAAATCTACGAGCATAAGCATTGTTGCGAGTCAGATCACGACAACGATTTCGCAAAACCTTCAGAGCGCCTTTGATTTCCTCATCGGCAGACCGTGAAGATGCAACAAAGTCAGAAAACAATCGACCCTGATTTGCGCCAGCATAAGCTCGCTTCTTCAGCGGTTTCTTGCGAGAGAAAATATCTAAGATACCCATTTATTAACTCCCAAACCGCACTTGAACTGTTGAGCCAGTCGCTTGCTTCTTACGGATACGTTCAGCAATCTCTTCCTTTTGGAACTCTCGCTTGTAGTAATCACGGGCATCAAGCAAATCTTTGAAAGACATCTTGTTCAAACTGCGACCATTGATTGTGTAACTCGCAACATCAGAATCTGCCTTGCCAGACAAGATGGATTCAATCTTGACCAACATGATTTGAGCATGAGTTCGAGGATCAGAACCGTTGATGTCAAGGTCAGCAACGCAAGTGAAATAACCACGGTCAATGATGATGCGGTTGTTGTCAGATTTGCGGACAATCTCAAGTTGCCAGTGATATATACCAACAACGAAATCGTCAGATGTTGCACTTGGTACAGTGAACAAATAGTCTGAGCCGCTTGCAGTTCCAGTTACTGCAATCTCTGTATTGCCACCACCAGTAATACGAGCCACATAACTAGCCGTATAAGCAGTGTTTGGATAATCTGCCCCAATATCGGTGCGCTTCCATTGAAGAAAGTCGCCTGGACTG